CCACGATCGGCGAGTCGTCGCGGTAGAGCGCCCACGGGTCGGCGGCGTCGTCGAGGACCTCGCCGGGGCTCCAGCAGGCGCCGAGGGCGTACTGCCACTCGGCGATGCGGCCGTCGAGCGGCGAGGTGTTCGCGTCGTCCATCGCCCCGATCAGGAGCTGCGCGCCGGCGCCGAGCGTCCCAGCGATCGGCGTCGAGTAGGAGAGCGACCCTTGCAGCAGACCGTCGATGTAGACGCGCATGGTCGCGCCGTCCCAGGTGCCGACGATCCGGTAGAACCGCCCGTTCACGAGGGCCGGTGAGGGCGTGACGGTGAGCGACGTCGCCGCATCGAGGTTCAGCCGGATCTGAGACGAGCCATTCTTCCGGAGGTAGGCTTGTGTTGACCCGCTGCCCCGGTACAGAGTGACGAGCCCCTCGCTCGTCGCTGTGCCGATGCGGTCGAACTGGACCAAGACCGCGAGGGTCAGGACCTTCGCGCCCAGCGCGTCGTACCACGGGGTCGTGCCCCACTTGACGTCGTTGTTCGACGCGCTGAAGTTGAAGACGGGGCCAATGCTCGTCTCGATCCAGTGCGTCCGCGAGCGGACGATGCCGTGCCTGCCCGTCACCCGTCCAACCGAGACGAGGCTCCCCGCCTCGTCGCACGCCCCCGCCTCACGCAGGCAGCGCGCGCGGGGGTGCGCCCGGTTGATCGAGAGCGGCCCCGCGGGTCGGACCGGCAGGACGAGCACTACTGGACCTCGTCAGGGACCGGTTCGAGATCGACCGTGAAGTCCGAGGCAGTCGAACTGAGCGTCTGCGTCGTGCGGTTGTAGATGATCGGCGTGACGTACCGATCCAGCACCGCCACGGTCCACCCCCTCGACATCGCGACGGCGGCGTTCTCGTCGATCTGGATGGTGCCGACCAGCAAGCAGTTGCGGAGCTTGTCGGCGGCGGAGAGCGCCGCGTCGGACGTGCCGTCGTCGTTGTCCTCGGCGGTTCCGTTGCCCGTCTTCAGCCAGAGCTCCACGCCCTCGCCGACGACGCGCGTGCCGCCCGGCACGAACTTCAGCCGCGCTCGGAACCGGCGCGGGGCCGCGGCGGTCCCCAGGTCGTGACGGTCCCCCTGGCGCCCGGCGAGCGTGGCGAGCGACGTCCCGGTGATGACGTGCGTCCCCCCGGTGGACCGCCATGTGATCGCGGTCTCGATGACCTGGTAGATCTTGTTCGCCATCTCACGCCTCCAGCGCGGCGAGGAGAGCGCCGCGGAGCGGGTCGAGCGCCGCCGCAGCGTCCGCGTGCGCCTGCCGGAACACCGGGTCGGCCTCCACCTCCGCGGCCGCGGCGGCGAGGGCGGCCCGCGCGGAGACCGTGAGGGCGTCCCGCGAGACGATCGCAGCGTGGTACGCCTGGCGCTCCTGCGCCGTCGCGGCGAGGAACTCCGCCTCGGTCGCGACGCGCACCGTCCGCTCCCGCGTGTGCAGCGCCCGCAGCGCCGCATCCACGGCGGCCTGCGCGTCGCGCCACGCCTGCGACCGGCGGACGGCGCCCGCCGCCACGTCGTGCGCGGCGACCGCCTGGTGCAGCGGCGCCTCCACCACGGCGATCAGCGGGCGGCGGACCGCCCACTCCGCGGCGAGAGCGTCCTCCGCAGCACGGATCGCCTGCGCCCGCGCGCCGACGCTGTCCGCGTCCAGCACGGAGCGCCGCAGCGCGATCTTCTCGGCGTCGGTCAAGTCGGGCTCAGGCATCACTCACCCTCTTCCGGTACTTCGCCGCGATGACCGCCGCCGCCGCCGTGTCCCGCGGGATCGCCAGCCACGGGTCCGGCTGGTTCTCCGCGAGCGCGAGGGTCGTGGGGTTGACGAAGACGGCCATCAGCCCCTACTCTACCCCTAGTGGGTGGCGCTCGGGAAGCCACCACCGGCTACGCACTGACGAAGCCCTTGTTGCGCGCCCAGTCGATGAGGCTGGCGAGGGTGTCCTGCGTCTCTTCGAGCGTGTCCACGCCGACGGCGAGGGACTTGCGGCCCGATCCACCGGACGGCAGAGTCCATCCGCTCTCCTGCGTCGTCGGGGTGGCTCCGTGGAACCCGACCTTCTGGCTCGCGTCCGACCCGATCTTGCTCCCGGTGGCCGATCCAGTCTGGACGTTCGTCCCATCGGCGAGCCGGACGATGCCGTTGTCGATTTCAAGGATCGTCGTCTCTGTCCCGTCCGCCGCGTGCGCCCGAACCGTCACGCGGCCGGTTGCGTCCGCCTCGACGGAGATGGCGTCCTTCGCGCCGCCGGTGGCCGTGTCCGGCTTCCCGAAGGCGACCCGCACCCCGGGCGCGGCGACGAGGTACGACGAGGAGACCGCCGTGCCCTCGGGCGCGTAGTCCTCGTCCTCGTCGAGCATCGTGACCTCGGGCGGGAGGAGAACGACGCCCCCGTCCGCCGTGCCGCCCGCGTACCGGGTCGCGCCGCCCGGCTCCTCCGTGCGGTCGAACTGCCCGCCCTTCTGCTTGCCGTAGGCGACGATCTTGAGCGTCGCCGGAGCCGTCTTGTCGAACTCTTCCTTCGCCGGCGGCGGGATCCAGCCGTGCGCGTGGTCGGGGAGGCCGACGCCGACGGCCTGCGGGCGGGCGAACAGCTCGAGGAAGCCCGTCTCTGTCATCAGCCCGGCCTGCGTCGTCGCTCCGGATCGGTGGCTGCCCTGCGACTGCGGCGCCGTCATCGAGCCCGTCGTCGCGCCTCCCGGCTCTCCACCGGAGGAGGGCGGCGGTCCGTCGCCCCTGCCATCGTCTCCGCCGCCGCCGCGGCCTCGGAGCCCAGCGAACCGCGACACTCGGTCCCAGAATGACTCCCCTCCACCGAACGGGTCCCCTCCGCCCGTCGTCGCGCCTCCTGGGTCCCCTCCGCCTGGCGACGGCGGGCCGCCTGGGGGCGGTCCTCCTCCTCCCGGCCCGCCCCCGCCGCCTCCCCCCGTCGTCGGCCCGCCGCCGCCACCTCCCCCCGTCGTCGGCGGGCCGCCGCCACCACCCCCCGTCGGCGGCGGGCCGCCGCCACCACCCCCCGTCGGCGGCGAGCCGGTGATCGCGCCGAGGAAGACGGGCGCCCACCACTTCCACATGCCCTCGTCCCGCCGCTTCTCCTCGGCGAAGTACGGCCAGCGGTAGACGGCGGAGGCGTCGAACGAGAGGAAGACCGGGACGTAGAACGAGCCCGCGAGAGTCATGGGATACGGGACCTTCGAGAACTCCATCGGCCCGTCGTTACCGTCGTCGTCGCGGTAGAACGCTCGCGCGCTGATGTGCTCCGGCGAGATGATGTTCCCGTCGGCGTCCTCCCCGATCTTGTGCTTGTCGTCCTTCGACCCGGCATCGAACGGGCCGCCGTCGCGCACCGTCAGCCGGCAGAGCGGAGCGGTCCCGTCGGAGACGAGGGCGAGGACGTCCTTCTTTCCGGAGCGCCCGATCTGGAGAGCGAGCGCGTTCTCCTTGTTGTCCTTCAGCGAGAACTCTCCTGTCGGCTTCTTCACGACGCGGAGCGCCGCATGGATCGGAGCGGAGCGTTCCATGTCGAAACCGGAGCTGCTGTCGAGGTCCACGACGAGCGAGCCGCAGCCGACGTTGCCGCTCTTGTTCACCGCGACGATCCGGGGGTCCGTCGGGTGCCAGTACACGATCTGCGCGAGGTCGTCCGAGGACGCGACAACGAGCCCGTGCGTGCCGACCGGGAAGTCAGGCCACGGCGCCCGGCCCTTGTTCTTCGAGCCCTTCTCACCGCGCGGCGTCGCCGGGACCGCGCTCGAGTAGTCGAGGTTCTCCTTGCGGTCGCTGGTCGCGGTCGGCCGCACCTCGGCGTCGAGCTTCTCCTCCGAGACTGTCTCGGTTGGTTCGGGCTTCAGTCCCGACCCCTTGCCCCCGGCCCCTGTCTGCGAGCCACCGCCTTCTGAGCCCGGCCCCGTTGCGGCGTTCGGCGCGGGCCGCCCGTCCTGCTGCTGCGCGTTGTCTCCTGGCGTCCTGGAGTCGGAGCCGATCTCGCCGGAGAGGCCCGGCTTCTCGATCTCCTCGCCGTCGCCTTCTCCCTCCTCCCCGATGCGGACAACAGGCATCGCCTCGCGCCACGTCGGCAGCTCGCGCCCCCCGGCCGGCCAGAGGAACAGGCCCGTCACGTCGCCGAGCGTCTTGTCCGCGTAGACCCAGCGCCCTGCGATGTCGCCCGTGCGGACCTGCCGCCCGGCGATGCGGACGGCGAGGCGGCCTCCACGGTTGCGGAGCGGGACGCCGCGGTCCTTCCACGAGAAGTCCTGCGCCGGGACGATCCCCGGGCCGCGGTCGGGGAGGCGCGAGTCGCCAGTGAACGCTCCGGCCATCTGTCAGCCCCTTCCCTGGACGAGCCCGAGGACGACGCGGCGCGTCCCGGAGTCCATCACGCCGAAGATGCTCACCGGGCGCCGCGCGCCGGGGAACTCGACCCTGGTCACCATCCGGCCGTCCGGGAGCTTCGTGTGCTCGATCGACGACATCCACCCGTCCAGTTCGACCTTGCGGAGCGACGTCTCGCGCGAGCCCTCGAAGTGGTCCGCGTAGGCGCACCACGCGGCCGTTGCGTAGGCGACCGCGACGGCGTTGAGTGATGCCGCCGTGTTCCCGATGTCCACTTGCGCCGCTGCGTTGAGCGTGAGCGGTTCGATCGCGCGCGAGATGTCCTCCCCGTTCGCGACCCCGATACCGAACGCCTTTTCGATCTCCGATGCCCGGTCGTCGTTCCACGCGACGAGCGCCGCCGCGACGGCCTGCGGGACGATGATCTCCAGCCGCGGGCCGTAGGACGACGCGAGGGACTCTCGCATCCGCTGGGGGAGGAGCGGCATCACGTCGCGGGGCCGCACGACGACGCGATGAAACGCCGTCTCGTCGTTCGGATACGCGGGTACGGCCGTGAGGATGACGGCCGCCTTGTGTTGCTCCGTCAGTTGCCACGACGCCTCGGGCGACGTCTCGGAGACGGCATCGAACGTCGGGGGGCGTGACGTGTCGAGGCTCGGGTCCGCGGACGGGCCGGAGTGCGCGGGGTTCTCGCCGGGCCTGGTGCCGTCGCCTTCGATCTCGATCTTGCTCGGGAGACAGGTGTCCCGGAGTCGCACTGTGTCCACGAGGTACTCGAGCCGGAGGATGCCCTGGTCCGCGTCCTCGATCGTGACGCGGCACGCGGCTGGCTTCGTCGTGGACCCGATCCGCCCGTCCGTCGGGTAGCGCGCGACGTTGAGGACGTAGGACATGTCGGCGTCGCCGATTGCCTCTGCGTACATGCTGCGCGCGGACCCGAGGAGCGCGTAGTCCGAGTACGCGACGGCGGGCGCGCGCGTCCCGGTGGTGGGGTCGAGGAGGGCCACGCGGTAGGGCTCGATCGCTGCGATGCGGTCCATCCACCGGCGGTTGATCCGGAACGTCTGCCGGAAGTGCTGCTCCACCGCCGCGATGCGCGCCATCCAGTCGGCGTCCGGGACACGGAGCCCGTGGAGTCGCGCGCCGGTCCACGGGTCGAGGAACGGGACCATGGCCTTGCGGATCTTCCCGAGCGTCAGCGGTCCGAGCGCGGCGAGCCCGCCGCTGCCGTTCCATGCGTCGAGGGCACTCTGGAACTCGATCCACGTTCCCTGCGCGAGCGTTCGCGCGCCGTCCTGGATCTGGTAGTCCGGGACGGGGAGGACGTTCCCCATGTACCGCGCGTCCGTTGTCACGGTGCCGCTCTCCTCGAAGTCGAACCGCAGTTCGCACTTCCTCGAGAAGAGGACGTGGATCTCCTCGGGGCGGATGGCCCCGTTGTCGATCAGTTCGACGTGCCCGCCATGGACGCTCTCCGGCCGCGTCTGCTTCTCGACGTCCGCCTCTCGGCCGGAGACGCGGGAGAAGACGACGAACTGCCCCCGCGCGTTCACCTTGAGGGCCATCCCCGGAAGGCTCGCGAGCACGCGGCGGATCGCGTCGTCCGCCGAGTCCGAGAGTTCTAGGCCCTCGACGGGGACGGACGAGAGCCCGGCCCCGCCCCCGCTGACGATGTCGATGAGGTGCCCTGTCCCTGGGTCGAACACTCCGACTGGAGCGCGCTCGACGCGGCGGAAGATGTCGTCGAGGATCTCCTCCGCCGTCCACGGGCGCCCCTTGTTCAGCGAGGCCGGGTGGTAGGCAACCTCGTCCGCGAGCGGGTCGTTCTCGGGGACCTCGTCGATCTGCTTGAGCCGCTTCGAGCCGACCGTGCGCCGCACGTTGTACCGGCGGCGGATGGCGATGCGTGGGAGGACGTAGCGCCGGTCGGTGATCCGCACGCGCGCCATGTTCGGGTCGTGCCCGGGAGCGCGGCCGATGCAGACCAGCCCAGCCACCTCGATCTCGTCACCCGCCGACCCGGCGCCGGGCGAGAGCTTGAGCGGGACGGCGAGCGGGTAGCCCTTCGCGAGCGACGACGCGACGTCCGGGGAGACGTCGAACTCCCACACCGGCGCGTCCACGCCGACGCGCTCGGCCCAGCCCTCGGGCGACGAGCCGAGCGTCGGGAGACCGTTGAGGGTGCATCCGCCGCTCACGTCGAGTACCCCGCGACGCGCTCGACTGCCTGGAAGACGCTGCGCGCGCGGACGCGCGTGTACGCCGTCTCGTGATCGACGCCGAGCTCGAGGTTCTCCTTCTCGACCTGCGACGGGAGAGCGATCCACGCGAGCTGCCCGCCTCCCGAGAGGGCGCCGAGGTTCGGGAACGTGGACGTCGCCTCGGCGCAGTTCGTGGCGTGCGCCTGCGCGGCGTCGTCCCGGGAGACGAAGCGCGCGATGAGGTACTCCTCCTCGACGATGCGCTGGACGACGGCCGGCCCGGGGTAGGTGTAGTAGGCGAGCCGGGTGCCCTCCTTCCACACCGGGACGAGCACAGTCCCCTCGTCGCGCTCGTCGCGGATGACGAGGTTGTAGGAGATGCGCTCCTTCTTGTTCGACGCAACCGTGATCGTGGCCGTGATCCGGTTCTCGGCGTAGTCGAACTCGGGCCGGATGGTCGTGACGACCGCGAGCTGCCCCGCCGCGATGGCGATGGCGCGCCCGATGGCCCACTCCTTGACGGAGTTCCACTTCCCCGGCAGGTCTGTGGACACGGTGCGGTCGATCCACGCCGTCCATAGGACCGTCGTGAAGTAGAGCGGCGCCGCGTCCTTGTGCATCCATCCGGAGTTCGTCTGCTCGTCCGCGATCTGGAACTGCTGCCGGACGATCGCGGCGTCAGAGAGGCCGCTCCCGCCCTCGGTGAATAGGACCTCCTCGTACACCCGGCGGAACACCAGCGACTTGCCGTTCGTCGAGTGCGTCGCCGTCTCGTCAGCGAGCTCGAACGTGCCGCCGATGTCCGACGTGGCCGCGCTCGCGAGCGCGCCGACGGCCGCCTCGTACCGACCGCGCGCGGACTCGTTCCCGGCGGCCGTGAACTCTCCCTCGACGACGACCGTCTTCCGCCGCGCCGGTGAGAACGAGAGGTTGACGCTCGTGCGCCGGAGCCCCGCCACGTCGGCCCGGCCGCCGGGGAGGCCGATCTCGATCCGGACCGTGTACCGGCGCACCCGCCCGCCGTCTGGCTCCTCCACCTTCTCGATCGACGGCATGGCGTCGAGGCCCGTGTTCGCCTCCTGGGACAGGTCCACGAGGACCGACGCACCGAGGCGGACGCGCAGGTTCTTGTCGGGCTCCCGGAATGTTCGCTCGGCGGCGCGGCACGCGGACGCGAACGCCGTGGCCGTCGTTCCGATGCACTCGAACGTGAACCGCACCTCGGCGACGAGGAAGCCCTGACGGACGACGTGGACGTCCGTGAGGAGGTAGGTCGAGGACGTGCCCCCGACCGTCACGTCGCCGTAGGTGATCGCGTACTCGCGCGAGTAGCTCATCGTCCGCCCTCCGCGAATGCGTCACGGACGGCCGAGCCGAGGATGTCCCCGAGGGCTGCGCCCCCGAGTTCCCGGCCGATCGACTCCTTCACCATGCGGTGCCGGTCGAGCGCGTAGTTGACCGCGTAGAGCCGCCGCGCCGACGCGGCGAGCACGCCAGAGTCCACGTTGACACCCCACACCCGCTGCGTCACGGCCATCGCGCGGACCTGCTCGAAGGTCGTGTCCACGGCGGTCAGCTTCGCGCGGAGACTGTCCACGAAGCGGGCTCCCGACCGGGCTCCGGCGAGCACCTCGTCGAACATCGGCTGCGCTGCGGCTGGAACGAGCGGGCGGAGCGCTTGCATCGCTGCGGGTCCGTACCGCGCCGAGAAGTCGGCCGCCGAGAGTCCGCCGCGGATGACCGGGCCAGCCACGGGGATCGCCCCGACGAGTTCGAGGCCCAGCGCTCGCGCCGCCGTCCCCGGTCCATCAACGAACTGCCGCCCTCGCGACGTCGCCTCCCTCCCGAAGCGCCGGAACCCGCTTGCGGGCTCACCGTCGCGCTCGGCGGCCCGCTCGCCCGCGTCGCGCGCTGGCGTCGTCGCCCTCGGCCCCGTCGCCTTCTCGTCGGTCGTCCTGGCGTCGTCGGCCCGGTCCGGGCGCCGCGCCGAGTCCTCGCGCCGGCGCTTCTCCTCGGCACCCACGGCCTCCCGGCGGGCCTTCGTCTCGGCGTCGAGCCGGTCCAGCTCCTTCAGCGCGTCGTCCGTCGCGATCCGGACCGTGACCTTCGCTTCGCGGAGTTCGGTCGCCATCAGACCACCACCGTCACGGCTACCTTGTTCGAGTAGACGTTCGGCGTTCCCACGCCGTTCTCGTCGTACCCCGCGAAGACGGAGTAGCTCCACGTCCCGGAGCCGGGCGCGTTGACGACGGACGTTGCGAGGTCGCTCGCGAGTGTCACGCCGGTCCCATCGGTCACCGCGGCGGGTGCCGTGGACCCAGCCGCGCGCCGGACGACGATCTTCAGCAGGTCGAAGCGCGACGTCGGGAGGCGCCACGTCAGCGTGACGTTCCCGCCGCCGACGCTCGCCGAGAGCGCGACGACTCCCGGGAAGCGGCGTTCGATGCCGAGCCACGCCGTGAAGTAGAGTTCGCGCTGGACGACGTAGCTGTCCGCCATTTGCGTCGGCTGCCCCGCCCCCGCCGACGAGAAGACGATCCGCACCCCGGACGAAGTCGAGAGGAGCGCGATCTCGCGGAGGACGCGCTCCTCGATCTCCAGGAGTCCGCGGTTCTTCGACGAGTTCGTGCCGCCCACGAGGTTGCCGCCTAGGAGCGGCTTCTCGCCGAGCCGGTCGCCCGGGAAGACGACGGCGATCGAGACGGCGATCCTCTGCTCGACGAGTCCGGGCTCGTCGCGATGCTGCGGGTCCGCCTGCGTGTCCCCAGGGACGACGAACGCGAGCGGCGCGCCCTGGAGGAACGCCACGTCCTGCACGGGGCCTGTCGTCACGATGACGGAGGACTCCCTGAAGACGGGCGTCGTGCCGTCGTCCCACTTCGCCGCGCGGAGGATCGCGCGGATCTCGTGGAGTAGCTGCCAGAGGTTCACAGGCGCTCCCCGGCGGCGCACTCGGCCGCCCCGGCGTCCGCCGCGTCGATGATGGTCCGTCGCAGCCTGGTCTCACGGAGCGCCACGGTGAGGGCGGCGAGGAGACCGTCCACACGTTCTGCGGCGACGTCGCGCCCGGCCTCCGTCGCGAGCCTGCGTCCGAGCGGGGTCATGGCGCCCCACTCGGCGAGGGTGATCGTCCCCCCCGCCAGCAGGAAGTCGCGCAGGTCAGCGCGCACCGTCGCGGCGCGATCCAACGGCGCGTCCTCGAGCCAGAGTGCGGGGTGGCCGCTCACAGCGTCATGTCCTCTCGGAGCGCGATCCTGTAGACGAGTCCGGCGTTGTCGGGGCTCGCCTGCCAGACGCAGCCGATCCCGCTCTCCTCTTCGAGCCCGAGCGCCATCCGCGCCGTCGCCTCCGGGAGCGCCCTGGCGGCCGGGAGGTAGACGAGCGGAGCCGTTTCGACGGCGACGGGCACGAACAGTATCCGGTGGGCCGGGCGGACATGGGCGCGCGAGGACGCGGACGAGAGGTCCTGCTCCACGACGCGGGCGCCCGAGGTCGCACCCGCGGACGTCTTCGGGAAGACGGCCGAGAGCGTGTCCGCGTCGAAGTTCCGGAGGATCGCTGCGACGACGAGGCTCTCGCCGATGTAGAGCCGCTCCGCGGCGGCGCCGCCCCACTCCTCCGCAGCCACGTTGCGGGAGCGGATGACCCAGCGAGTCTCGACGCCGCGGAGGACCCCGAGGACGGCGCCCCCGAAGATCGTCGCGGCCGTGCGGAAGTCCTCCGGCGTCGGCACGCTCGCGAGCGACGTCGGGTCCTTGACCAGCAGGCCAGGGAGCCGGAGGATCGTGGCGACGTCGGAGGCCGCCATCAGGCCGCGGCCTCTCCGCCGACGAAGTGCTCGACGATGTCCGTGATCTTCGCGCCAGCCTCCTCGGTGACGCCGATGAACGGGCGCGCGAAGACCTCGGTCTCGTGGTGCGTCTTCCGGAGGAGCGGCGTCAGCTTCTCGGCGTACGGCGCCGCCTGCTTGCGGAGGCGGCCCTTTGCCGTGTAGAGCCACGAGCGGAGCGTGAGCTTGGCCGTCTCCGTGACCTCCTGCCGCGACGTCCCCCCGTAATGGTGGAGAGCGGCGTACGGAACGACGGAGCCGACCTCGACGAGCCCTGGTCCGCGGACGTTCATCGCGACGGACCGCTGGAGGGTGCGCGTCGAGAGGAGCGCCGGCCGCCGGGAGAAGTCGCCGGGGCGCGGCTTGATGCCACGGTTTGCCTTCTCGAGCACGGCCGCGACGTTGACGAACGGCTCCGCCTGGTTCGGGTACCTCTCGGGCCAGCGGACATCGCCGAGGCGCTGCTCCGTGAACGCGCGCGCGCTCTCGGACACGAGGAGGATGCCGATCATCCTCGCTGCGGGCGCGGTGTTCCGCAGGCGCGTTCGGAGCCGCCGGAGCCCCTCGGGGGTGAGGATCTCGACCGTCTTCGGCACGGGCTCACTCCTCCGTGTCCTCGCCCGCCTCGCCGGAATGCGGCGGGTCGAGCGTGTAGCCCTGCGTCCGGCGACGGTCGAAGTAGGGGCGGACGGGGGCCGTCCTGCCCTCGTCGTCAGGCGTCGGTTCGAGCGGGGACCCGGTCTCGGGCGTGAGCCGGTCCTGCCCCGTGACGCGCCCGAGTGACCGGAGGCTCTCGACCCACGAGTCCCACGCGGCCTGCGAGCCCTGCGTCCCGGCGCGGTAGCCGAGAAGCGCGATGACGCCCCGGACCCCGTATGCGACGTGCCGGGCGTCCGCGTTGTCGTACGCGACGCCGCAGCGGACTTCGATCTCGGCCGCGACGTCGTCGCAGGCGAGGCCGAGGACTGTCGTGTCCACGGACCCCGTCGTCTGGTCGTCCTGCCGCGTGAGCGCGGTTAGACGGGACGTCGAGTAGCGGGATGAGACCTCGTCGGAGAGCGCCATTCAGCCCCTCCTACGGGTCAGCCCATGTGACGGTGGCCCCTGTCGAGTGCGGGAGGTATCGGCCGAACGTGCGCCAGAGCCACCGCTGGATCTTCCCGGCGCCGCCGTCGGTGTCCGCGAACGAGAACGAGTCGTCCCGCAGGAACGGCGTGTCGCCGCCGACCACGGCGACGTAGGTCATGTCGAACCGCGTGAACGGGCCGAAGACGACGTCGTCCACCCAGGCGTGCCCCGACCCTCCGTAGCTCGAGAGTTCGATCTCGACGGTGGGGTCCTCCTCGTTCCAGTTCTCGAACCAGTTGGCCGTGCCGGGACCGATCCGCAGGATGTTCCACACGTCGTTCGTGAGCGACGCGAGGGAGACCGTCGCGCTCGACGCGCCGAGCCGGAGAGTGATCGTGCCAGTGGCCGAGGAGGCGCGCTTGACCGCGGCCTGGAGGTAGTACGGGTACCGCGGGTCCACCGTGACTGCCCGGCGGTTGAGGTTCTGCGAGACGATGGCGTTGCCCTTGAGCTTCAGTCCGGCGGGCGACGTGTCGCCGAGGAAGTCTCGGTAGAACTCACCGCTGCCGCGGCCGAGCTCGACGTTCGCGATCGTGTTGATGTCCCATCCGAAGATCGACGTCGGCGTCCCATCCGTCCCCCCGCCGAGCGTCGAGAACGAGGCGTTGTCGAGGAAGCGGTTGGACGCGCGCGCGGAGAGCGCCGAGACGGCGCCCGAGACGAGTCCGGAGCCGTCGAGTTCGAGGAGATCCTTCGCGAAGGGCTCACCCTCGAAGACGAACACCTCCTCGTGCTCCGACGCTCCGGAGTGCTCGTCGCCGATGCACCGCGCCCTCTTGGTCTCCGCGTGGACGGCGTCGATCCCGTAGCCGCGGGCGTCGGTCGTGATGCGGTGGACCGTCCCGTTGCCGACGTTCGTCCCGGCGGAGACAGCGCCGAAGGAGATGCCTCGCGACGTGACGTACCGCGCGTTCGCGATGCACCAGTCGTAGAGGTCGTCGAGCATCAGGTCGTCGGCCCGGATCGGCTTCCCGATGACCCGCATGTACGTCCGGAGGAGCGGCCGGTAGACGGCCGCCACGCCCTCGCGAGCGATGGACGACGAGAGGGCTCTCCGGTTCGCCGTGAGGGCCGCGAGCACCTCGTTCGCGTGGTCGGCGAACAGAGCGTCGGAGAGCGTGTTCTCCAGGCCGACGTAGTTGTCCGAGTTGACGTTCCCGAACTTCCGCGCTTCCTCGTGGAGATCCACGGCCGCGGACCATATCGCCTGAGTCTGGGACTCGTTCGGGAGCGTCGCCATGCCGCCTTACCCCGCCGCCGCCACGGCAGGCTCGGGGGCCGACGCGCCGCAGAGCTTGAGCATGGACCGCTCGTCCACCATCCGCTCCGGCGTTCCGGAGCGCCAGTCGTGCGGCATCCGCTCCGCGACGGGCACCATGTAGAGGTAGTGCCCCAGCGGGACGTCGTTCGCGGCGGGCCGGTACTTCGGGGCCGAGCCGAGGAAGACGCGCTCGAGGACGGTCTCCTTCCGCGGCGCCTTCGCGCGGTCGCCCGTGAACGTGCCGACGCGGATGACGATGTTCTCGACGCGCTCCTTGATGAGCCGCACCTGCGCCTCGGTGAGTTCGACGACGGTTCCGAGCGGCGCGTTGTTCTTCACGCGGCCCGCGTCGTCGAACTCCGGGGACTCGCCCCACTTCTGGAACGCGACGCCGCCCCGCGAGTCCGCGTCGAACGGCGCGTCGAGCGTTACGCCGATCCAGTACCTCCGCGAAGGCGTGGGAGCTGGGGCCTTCGCCCGCGGCTGCACCTTGATGGGCCGCAGCGCGAGGTCGTCCGACCCGCGGCGCGACCCGGACTCCACCGGGTTCGCCATGACGTGCTCCCGAGGCCGGGCGGCCTCTAGTTGTCCACCTTCACGACCTGATAGGGCAGGTAGGCCCCGACGCCGTGCCGGGACTTCCACTGGATCGACTCCTCGCCGGTCTGGCGGGCGTGGTCCGAGTTGTCGCGCGTGGCGATGCTCTCGGTGAGGTCCTGCCGCGTCTGCTCGAAGACGGCCTTGTGCTGCGAGCCGACCGCGTAGACGTACCAGTCGTTCCCGGAGAGGCGCTGCGTCGGCCAGAGCCAGATGGGGATCCCCGACTCGAGCACGGTGTTCGTGACGGCCGCGTTGCTCGTCGAAGTCACGGCACCGGCGAGCGTGCGGCCCTGGAGGAACGCCTCCCGGAAGACTTCCTCGAGCGCCGCCGAGTAGCGGATGACGAAGCCCGCGTCGAGGAAGGACCCGTCCCAGAGAGGCTGCCCCTCCGTGTCCTGGAACTGCGCGAACCGGCCGCGTGCCTGCCAGAAGTCGGCGCGGATGAGCGCGCCCGTCGTGACTCCGCCGCCCGACTCGATGTTCCCGCCCGAGAGGCCGAAGCGGTCGCCGCCTGCGCCGTTGGTGGCGGAGAACAGCGTGGCACCGTCCGGGGCGTTCGGGGTGGCCGGCAGGAGGTCGCCGGGGGTGCTCGTCTCCATCGCGACGAGGAACCGCTCCTTGAGCGTGCCCCAGTTGCGCCCGCCCGCGGAGGCGCGGTCGTAGAGCCCCTGGACCTGGTCGTCGGCGCGGTCGTCCTCGTGCCAGCCGATCGCGAGCTCGTAGTTGTAGTTCGTGATCGTGAACGCCTTGGACGCGAACGCCTTGAACGAGACCTTGTCCCCGCGCGGGTTGAGCCGCGGGTAGGGAGCCGTCTCGTAGTAGGCGTACGGCGTCTGCCGCGCGGTCGAGGGGAGGCCCAGGTCCATGACCTTCGCGAGCAGCTCGTGCTGCCGCGTTCCGGTGCCCTGGCCGTAGCCGTCGCGGAAGTGGGCCGAGAGGCCGTTCGCGAGGGTCGCGCCGGCGAGAACGGTCGGGATGGCGGGCATGGTTCAGCTCTCCTGCGTCCGCTACGGGACGAGCGTGGTCGTGGAGGCGACGCGGCCGAAGAGGTTGTGGATGTAGACGTCTGCGGTGCCGTCGCCGTAGACGCGGGTGACGTGGCCGATGAGCGCGCCGGAGGCGGCCGTCGTGAACGTGCCGTCGTCCGTCATGCGGACCTTCTCGCCGAGGTCCGCCTGGTTGACCGACGAGGATGAGAGGAGCCCGGTGACGGTGATCTTCTTGAGGATCATCGGCCCCGTGTGGACCTTCGCCGTCGGGTACGGCTGCGCGGACGTGTCGCCCGTGACGGAGTCGCCGAAGTGGAACCCGGCGAGCCGGTCTCCGGTCGTCGAGTAGGGCTGGAGGTTCCCGGTCAGCGACTCGAAGGAGCAGAGGGCGCCGTCGTAGATGACGGCACCGTCCTTCACGGTGATCGTCATCTCTTCGCCGGAACCTCCGGCGATCGTGCGGCGCGCGTTGGCGGAGAGGGCCATGTCTTGCTCCTGCGGCTACTTGGCCGCCTCCCGGACCTTGGGGTGCGCGGCGATGAACGCTGCGCGCGCGACGCGCATCGGGACCCTCGCGTTGAGGGTGTCGAACTCGGCGTTCGCCTCGCGGGCGGCGGCGAGGATCGCGGGCTTGCCGTTGTGCTTCGCGGCGAGCTCGAGGATCTCCTTCGGCTCGTCGGAGAACGTGACCTGCCCGCCCGCCTCGGCGGCGGCGAGCGTGCTCGGGCCGTCCTTCGGACCGACGCGCTCGAAGGCCGCGACGAAGCGGTCGAGCGTGTCCTTGCCGGACGCCGCGAACCGCTCGATGTCCTTCTTCGAGTCGGGGTCGATGAAGTAGCCCGCGGTGACGAGCCGCTTCTCCGCGGACGCGGCGAGAGCGAGCACGGCCTCCCGGCCCTGGTGCTGCGCCAGCGCGGCGCGTGCGGCGGCGCGCTCCCCGGCGAGGTCGGCCATCTCGGGCGTGACCGCGGCGGCGGGCTTCTCGTCGGGCTTCTTCGTCTCGGCCACGATGGACTCCTGCGGCGTTGCCGCGGCGTGCTGGGCTCCGGCCTTCGCCTTCGCCGCAGCGGCGATCTGGTAGGGCTCGACGGCGCCGGTCGGGGAGGGGGTCTCCTTCGGGAGAGCCTGTCCCTGCATCGGCGAAGTCTCGGGCGTCTGGATGCCGAGGAGCGCCGCGATCTTCACGAGGAGGTCGAGCATCTTGGCGCCGGACCCGCCGTCAGCGCCCGCCTGTGAGTCGGCGGTCTGCTTCGGCATCTCCTCGTCGTCGCCGTTGCCGTCGGCGTTCCCGAACGGGGGCTTCTTCTCGCCCTCGTCGCTCTTCCCGTCTCCGTCCCCGTCGCGCTTCTTCTTCTCGCCCTCGTCGTCCGAGGCGAGCCGGATCGCGGGCTCGGCGAACCGCCCGACGATCTCGACGCCCTTCCCCTTCTCTGCGGCTGCGGCGATGGCGGGCATCGCGACGGCCGCCGAAGGAGCCGGCGGCGCCGCGAGATCGACTTCGAGGTTCGGGAAGCGGAAGTGCGGGACGCGGTCGTCGAGGAGCGCAAGCGAGTCCACCTCGCGCGCCTCGGGGTCGAGGATCTCGACCGAGCGGTACGGGTAGCGCGACGCCGCGATCTCGCGGAAGGTCCCCTCGTCCAGTTCCTCGAGGTCGGCGAACAGCGCCGGGACGGACTCGCCCGCGAGCTCGATCCTGCCGACGCGGCGGAGCCGCATGAACCCGACGCGCGGAGTCCACTGTCCCGAGGACGGGGCCGCGTGATGGTTCAGGTGGACGGGCGGGCGGTAGCCCTCCCCAGCGCGCTGCGTCGCCTTCGTGAGAGCGGCCTTCAGCCACTCCTCGTCGATGGGCGTCGTGAGACCGCGCTCGCCCTTCGCCATCAGCCCGAGGACGGGCACGTCGAAGATGGAGTAGCGGCCGTCTGCGTTGCGCGTTGCCCTGTATGTCGGCACGCGCGGAGTTTGCCGCGCAACCCCTTGCGGCGGAAGGCTCCCGGTGTAGCATCACGCGCATGACGAGCAGCGCGCGCACCGCGAGCATCGCGGGCGAAACGACGGACCTCATCCCCGCGTTCCTCGCGGCGAAGATCGTGTGCGCGTCCTCGTGGACGCTCGCGCGCTGGGCGGAGAAGGGGCTCCTCCGGGAGTTCAGTCACCCGGAGCGGACGTGCCGCTTCTACTCGCGCGCGGAGTGCGAGAAGTTGCGCCCGCGGCCGATGGCCAAACGGCGCCCTGCGCGCGTCCCCTTGCGGACGCCTGGGCGTGCGCGCCGCTGAGTCAGCGCGACCGCGAACGACGGGAGCCACGCGATGACGGCACACGCCGCTCCGTACGCCGCTGTCCCGCGCGAAAACGTCGTCTCCCCGCCGAGCGCGATGACGGTTCCTGCCCACGCCGGTCCGACGAGGAGGGCGCCGACGCCGAAGATCAGGAGCCAGAGCGCCGTCACCATGAACCAAAGCGCGCCGGAGTGCCCGCGCGCAGACGCGACGAGCGGGACGACTACGAGCTGCGCGAGCGACGCTGCGCCGAGGATCGTGCAGGCGAGAAGGAGCGTGGTCATCGGTCTGCCCGCTGCGACGCGGCCTCCGCGCGCATGAGGCGGCGCACGATCTTCGCGGACTTCCGCTTCTCCGGGCGCCGCAGGTGCTCGCCCCACTCTCCGCATCGGCCGATCCGGCGCGCGGCGGTCTCCATGCTCGGCATCACGTCACCGGCCCCCCGCGACGCCGCCCGAAGCCCGGGTCCGGTGAGGCGTACGCCCACCGCTCCGGGTAGAAGGTCGTGACGCGGTTGTCCTTGAGGCGCCCACGCTGGCGGAGCTCGGCGCGCTGCACGAGGCGGCGATTGCACCGGCACGAGTACCCGAGCGGGGGGGTGAACCGCTGCCACACCGGGTCCCTCCGCGACGCGAGGAGCCCGTGCGCGGCGCCGTGGTTTGGCCGCGTCGCCGCGTCGAGGAGCGCCTCGAACTCGTACGCTGGGAAGAGGACGTCCGCGTCCGGGTCGTCCGTCACCTGCGCGTCGATGCCCGCGGTGTAGGCGGTCGCGAGGTTCGTGCGGAAGACGGTCTCGCCGTACGCGCGCGTCCAGCCGCCCATGTCGGCGATGACCTTCTCCGCCCGGGCGACCGTCGAGCCCTCGCCGATGAGCCGGGCGATCGTCTTCCGGGCGTGCTGCGTCAGGTTCTGTTCCGTGGACTTCGCGAGCGCGAAGGCGTAGTGCGTCGCGTAGAGCTCCTGCACGGCCTTGTAGCCGATCGCGATCCGCGGCGACCGATTGAGGATGTCGAGCACGGCCTCCCCGAACTTCACGGCTGGCATGAACAACCCGCGGAGCCACTCCCGAGCGCCGAGGACGAGAGTCCGCTCCGTCAGTTCCGGGGCGTTGCCCTGCGCGTCGGTGAGGAGGGCCACGCGGCGGCGCCCGAGGACGTCCGCGAGGATGAGCGTCTGCCCGAGGAGGCGCCAGAGCGCGTCGAAGGCTGGCGCCGTGTCGCGGGCCTCGACGTACGCCCGGACGTACCGCTCCATCGCGAGGGCCAGTTGCTCCGTCGAGCACGCGGACAACTCCTCGAGCTCGTCGATCGGATCGAGGCGCGTGGCGGTCATGGGCGGGTGCGGGGGCCGCGATGAGGAGGAGGGGAGGTGAAGGTGCGACCCCCGCGAAGCCGGAATGCTACACGGGCGGAGCGGCCGGCGCATCCGGCATCCTCGCGAGCGGCAGACGGAGGGCCTCGACGAGCCCGGGGAGGAGGAGGGCCATCTGCGGCGTCGAGACCTGCGGAAGCCAGCGGTACGCGCCTGGGTCGGCCGCCGCCCGCGCCCACCGGAACGCGATCGTCGCGAGCCAGGAGTGCCACAGGTCGGCGCAGCCAGGGTGCAGCGCCGTCGCGCGGCGGAGGACGTCGTCCCCCTCCTCGAACCCGCGCGCCGCCTGCGTCGCGTGGACGAGATCGAGCCACGACATGACGCCGTACTGGTTCATCGCGTCGATGCCGAGCGACTCGTTCGCCCACCGGATCGCTGCCTCGAATTCGCCGACGCCGCGGTATGCGTGCGCGAGGTACGCCGCCGCGTGCTGCGTCTTCTCCTCCTCCCACTCGGCGAGGAGGTCCCGGATCGTCCCTTCCGCTTTCACCGCGAGTCGCCCTGCGTAGGACGTCCGGATGTACGCCCGGACGGTCTTCACGCCGCGGACTCCGACGGGTTCGTTGTGCCGCCGGTAGCGGTAGGTCACGTCCGGCCCGATGACGCGGACGGCGAGGCGGTGGAGCACGGCGGAACCGGAGCCCACCACCGATCCGACGGCGACCGCGAGGGCGTTCGCTTCTCCTGTCGGCGCTGCGAGCGCCGCTGCCCGAACGGCCGCGCCGTCTTCGAGGACCTCGTCGGCGTCGATGATGAGGCGCCACGGAGCGGAGGTCTCCTCGAGGCCCGCATTGCGCGCGAGCGCGAACCCCTCCCAATCGAGCTCGATCCACCACGCCCCGGCCGCCGTGAGGATCGCCCTCGTCCGGTCGGTCGTCCGCGAGTCCACGACGGCAACAACCTCGTCCACCACGCCGACGAGCGAGCGCAGGCACCGGGGCAGGTACGCGGCCTCGTCCTTCACGACGAGGCAGGCTGCGAGGATCGGGTTCGGTGCCGCGTCGATCCGTGGCGTGGATGCGACCGGGTCGGCGAGCTCGCGGATTGCCTTGAGCGTCGAGCCCTTGAACGCGCGGAGCGCCCCGCGGTCGTCGGCTGCGCCCTCGCTCGCCGCGACGTCGAACGAGCCCATGTCCCGGTCCGCGTCCGTCTTCACGTCGAGGATCGGTGCGTCGTGGGGCTGGAACAACACGACGCCGCCCTCTCGGTTGAGCGCGCCACCAGCCCCAGCGAGACGCTCCCAAGCCATCTGGTCGAGCCCGCTGTCGGCCGCGTCCGGCCAGAGCTTCCAGTCGAGGTCGTCGAGTATCGCACGCGAGAACGTCCGGCCCGTGCCGATCGGCTCCCCTTGCCGGGCGCCGCGGTAGCCCGGCCAGAGGACGATCCGCTCGTCGGCCGGGCGCCAGACCCAGCAGCCGGAGACTCCGACAACGTGCGCTCCGCTGAGCACGGCGGCGAGCAGGCGGTCCACGGCGGTCAGCGAGAGGACGTCGTCCGATCCGAGGATCGTGACGGAGCCGACATCGCTCCCACGGAGCATGTCGAGACCCGCCTGCCACTTCGAGGAGAGGGGTCGGTTCTCGTGCTCCGCGACGTGCCAACCCTCCTCGAGGGCGAGAGCGACGTCCGCCGGCCGCGACGCCACGGCTACGAAGATCGACCCAGGAGGGGCAACGGCCTTCGTGTGCCGTAGGACGACGCGGGCGAGTTCTTCGCGGTGCCAGAGGCAGGTCAGGAAGGCGTGTCGCATGTCATCTCCTGAAGAGTGCGAGGACGTCGTCCGCGTTCTCTTCGATCGAGAACGCAGACTCCGCCGCGGAACGAATGAGAGCCGCTAGCCGTGGGGTTTCGATGGCCGTGAGCAGCGCGCTGGCCGCGTCAGGGATGCTGGACCAGAGCGACGCCCCGAGCCGCTCCGCTCCCTCGTGCCAGTGGACGACCGCCTCGACGCCGCAGGCCATCGCCTCGACCACGTTGTACGGGCATCCCTCGTCGGCGCTCGTCGAGAGGCACGCTGCCTTGTCGCTCCAGAAGCCCGGCATCCGGTCGGGCGGGATCTCTCCGTGCCACGTCACCCGGTCCTCGAGCCCGAGGAAGCGCGTCATGCGGACGAGGTACCGCGCGAGCGCTGGATCGCGAGTCGCCCCCGCGTGGTGCATCGTCACTCCCGCGGGCAGCGCGGCGAGCACCTGGAGAGCGAGGCCGAGTTGCTTCCTCCCGTGGATGTCCGCAACGATCCCGACGCGGGCCGTGTCCTGGTGCGGCCGGAGCACGAACCTCCCGAAGTCCACGATGCTCGGGATGACGACGGCCCGTGGCACGTCCGCGCGGAGCCGGGCACGCGCGAGGACATGCTCCGACGTCGAGACGAGCGTCAGGCGGTCGAAGCGGATCTCGCCGAAGAACGCCTCGTCCGCTTCGTAGCGGTGGAGCCGGACGACGAGCGGCTTCCGTCCGTACGCCGCGAGGGCTGCCGCGTGCCGCCCGGCCCATTCGCACCAGACGGCGTCCGCCCACTGGTCCGCAGCGATGGCCCCGTCCGCGTCGAACACCCGGACCTCGTGCTCGCGGCGGAGGATCGCCTCGATGGGCGGGATGAACCGCGCCGAGGACGCTGGACAGACGACGGCTACGCGACCCATCGGATGACCTCGAAAGCCTCCGCGTAGCGCGAGCCGGCCGCGACGCCGCGGGCCGCGAGGAGGCCGAGGATCGCCTCCTCGGAGGCGTAGGGCTTCCCGGACTGCGAGCGGTAGCACGCGAGCGCGGCGATCTTCCGCTCCGCGTGCCCCGGGTCGAGCCGGACATGTGCGCTCGCGGTGAATGTCCGGCAGTTCCAGGGGATCTCGTACCCGAGGAGCGTGACACCGCGGGAGGCCCGCCCTGCTTCCGCGTGGACCGTGGCGTGGTCCTGATGCGAGTCCGTGGACGACGGCGCGAGGATAAGGTCGGGCTCGAACTCCCGACGCGCCGTGAGGATGATGTCGAGCACGTCCTGCCGTGCCGCGCCGAACGTTCGGACGTCGAACTCGAGAACCGAGCTCTCCGCCACTCCGAGACGTTGCGCCGCCTCGGCCGCCTCGGCGCGCAACACGTCGTACGGCCACTCGCTCGGGACGGACCGCTCGCACGCGGAGAACGCGAGGACCCGGACCACGGCGCCCTCCTCAACGAACCGCGCGATCGTCCCCCCCGCTCCGAACTCCGCGTCGTCCGTGTGGGGCGCGAGGGCGAGGACGCGGCGAAAGGGGAGGTGGTTCACGCCAGCCGCTCCGCGAGCGCGATCCCGGGAAGCGCGTCCTCGATGGTCGTCGCCGTGCCGTCGCGGAGCGTCTCGTACCAGCGGTCGTGCAGGCCGATCCCGGCCGAGAAGTCGAAGGTCTCTCCGAGGACGCGGATCTCCCGGCGAAGCTCGTCTGCGGTCGCGAGCGCGTCCACGTCGAGTTCGCATTCGTTCCCCATCGGGAACGCCTGCGCCACGAGGTCGAGCGCGTGGATCGCGAGGTTGAACCAGCATCCTCCTGACCGCGCCTCGTCCCCCTTCCACGACTGGACGTACCAACTCCCGCGGCGGACGTGGTACGTCACTTCCACAAACGGCCGACCATTGACCCCCGTCGCCCACGCGAGGAACCGCCGCGCCTCCGGGTGCAGCCGCATCTGGAGCACCGAGTAGCCCGGCGCCCCGAGAAGCTGGTTTACGTCCGCGACCGATAGAGCAACCGGCTTCTCGATGATCGGGACGTGCCCGAGCTCCTGCACAGCCCGCGCATGCCCGGCGTGCAGGTCGTTCGGCGTCGCGATGACGACGTGATGCGTCTCCTTCTCGCGCGCGAGCCACGAGAGGAAGACCTCGAAGTGCCGGAAGTACCGGCAGTCCGGCGCGTAGCGGTCGAGGACACCGACTGCGTCGCTCGGATCGACCGCCGCGACGATGCGTCCCCCGATCTGCCGGATGGCCTCCATGTGCCGGGGGGCGACGAAGCCCGCGGCACCGAGGATCGCGAACGTCATGGGCTCGGCAGCGGGGGTGACGAGAGCGGGTTCGAGTTCGGTCGCTGTCATCGGCACGCCTCCTCTATCTTCTTCGCCGTCTCCTTCGGTCCGTGCCGCGCGAGGCAGTCCACGATCGACAGCCCTCCAGCCGGCATCCCTGGATAGACCGGGTGCGTGAAGCGCGCCTTTCGGAGTTCGATCCCGTCGTGCTTCCACCGCTCCGCGTTCGCGTAGTTCGCGCCGCCGTCGCCGCAGACGTACGTCGAGGCGCCAACGGCGCGGCACAGTTGCAAGCACCCCTCGTCACCCGGGAGTGCCTCCTTCCGCAGCGTCGAGGACGAGACCGTCCGCACGTTGCGGCCGAGGATGCGGCTGAGCGTCGCGATCCCGGCTGCGTTCACGGGACCGAGGCGCCCCATGACGTCGCTCGCGACCTGCTCCATCTCGCTGAGGAGCGGCCCGAGCGAGTGGCCGTACTTCTCCCGGGCGTAGCGCGCGTAGACGCGGTCACAGAGGACCGAAGCGTCGCGGCGGGTCGGGAGGATGACGTCGCGGATGAGCGCGCCGCCCTGCCCGCCGACGGGCCACGAGAGCCACTCCTGGCCGGACGGGCCAGCGATCCCGACGCGGTGCGTGTAGCTCTCGCGGGAGAACGGCACATCGTCGAGCGCGATCCAGACGTCGGCTTGAGCGAGCTTCGCGAAGAAGCCGAACCACGGCAGGACGTTCGGCTGATGGATCGCGACGCGCATCTCTCCTCCGGCGGGCCTCCGCCCGCGTGCGGAATGCTACAACACAGTGGCGACGCCCCACCAGACTCCGCCGACGTGGTCGCTCCGTCGCACGATCGCGACGGGCGAGAGCGGCGCGTCCACCGTCGAGAGGAGCGCGTCGAGGTCTGGCGGATCCCCCTGCGCGGCTGTGAGGCCGAAGACGAGCCAGCGAGAGGAGAGGCGCGCGAACAACGGGAGCGCCTCGAGCACGCGGGGCACGCCGTTCGTCCACGGGTCGAGGACGACGAGGTCGGCCTTCGCTCCCGAGTCCGCGATCAGGCGCGCGATCTCGAAGGCGTCACCGTGGACGAACTTCCACGTCTTTGGGTACAGCGGCGCCATCTCGTCCAGCCGGTGGTCGTCCGCGTCGATGACGGAGACGCGCATCCCCGCGCGTTCCATGTGGACCGCGGAGTTGCGGCCGAGGAAGCCCGCGCCGAAGAAGTCGAACGCCGTACGGGCGTCGAGGACGCAGGAGGGGAAGGTCGCCGGGTCTGCGTCGGCGCGGACCTCGTCGAGGGTCATGCGGCGTCCGTTGGCGCGATCTCGTCCGCCGCGGCGAGAAGGGCCTCGGGGATCGGGAACCACTCGACGTCAGGCTCTCCCTCGTCGTCGAGATCCTCGTCGTCGATCATGTCCTGCTCATCCACCGGCCCACTCCGGGCGTCCGCCGACGCTCTTGATCCACGCGGCGAAGATCCGCGGGTGGATGTACGCCGCGCGCGCGACCGCGGGCGTGTTGTTCAGGCGCTTCGCGACGACCGCGCTCGCCGCCCGGATTCTAGCAAGGATCAGCTTCGCGGCGGCCTTCTCCGAGGCGGGCAGCGGAGGCGGCGGAGCCTCGACGCCACGCATCGCCTTCGCGGCCTCATGGGTCGCCACAACGGTCCGGAAATCCTTGAGTTTGACGCCCTTCGGGGCCTCTGAACGGGCGAACTCTAGGGCTCGAGGAGCGAACAGCGGCTCGCTCTCGCCGCCGCGCGCCGCTGCCTCCTCCTTGTACCGCCGCAGCGACTCGACGATCGTCGAGTCCGAGACTGTCCCGACGTTGCGCTTCCCCGCCTTTCCAACGTAGTCGAGGCGCGCGCCGTCCCCGTCGATCGTGACGTGCTGCGCGCGGAGAGTCGAGACGCCGAACCGTCCGCGCGCCGTCGAACCAGCCTCGCCTCCGGGCCTCAAGCCGGTGTGCGCGATCACGGCGGCGATCGTCGCGCCCTGATGCTCGGGGCTCGCGTGCTCCGTCGTGGACAGTCGCTGGCCGAGTGCCGCCCGGACCTTGTGGACGCGCGGCTCGAACTGCTCGACGCGCGCCCACTTCTTCGCCGCGTTGCGCGCGTGGAACTCCGGCGTATAGGCGTGCTGCGTCTTCCCGCCCGCGTCGCGCCACGTCATCACGGCACGCGCATGGACATCCTCGCCCTCGAGCGCGTGGACCTTGACGGACGCCGCGGCGACGTCCGCGGCCGGGAACTTCGTGACGCCGAGCGCATGGAGGCGCGCCTGTGTCTCCGGTGGGAGTTGCGTCCCGGGGGCGCGCTTCACGGTGGCGCTCTGCGGTGGTGTGGCTGGCTTCTCCGGTTCGGCGGAGTCGTCGTTCTTCCCACTCTCCTCGCCCTCCCCCTTCGGCGCGAACTCACCTCCGCTCTTGCGCGGATGCTGTTCCTCGCGGAACTCGAGACGGAGACTGCTGGCGCCTGAGGCCGCAGCGTGCATCGCGCGATCCTGCGGCCGTTCGTCCTCCGCTCCGTACGGACGCCCGCTGAGAGTCCCGTCGCCCTGGTCCCCGCCCGGCTCCGCTCCGTCGCCGCCAAGTCCGCCCGGCATCCCCGGCATCCCCGGCATCCCCGGCTGCGCCTGCGGCTGCTGCTTGATGACCGGCTCGCCCGGGTTCGGCTTGCGGAGGCCGGCGCGGCGGTAGAACTCCTCTTCGGCGATCGGGGCGCCGGAGCGGAGCACCTTCTCGGCGAGGTCAGCGAACTCGTTGGGATCTTCCTTCGAGACCTGCGTCGAGCGCATCCGCGGAGTCGCGGCGGCCGAGAGCCCGACGTAGCGGAGGTTCGCCTGGTTCAGCCGGACGAACCGCCCGATCAGGTCGCGGGTGAACGCCTCGTCGAGACACCGCCGGTCGAACTGGACGAGCGCGTCCGTGGACGACTGCTCGACCTTCGCCCGGGCGTTGCTGCCGACGTCACCGCCGCCTCCGGTCGGGAGGACCGAGCCGAGGATGAGCTGCGTGACACCGCGATCGAGGTATTCGAGGAGCTCGCGGACCATCGTGTGCCCCGTGCCGCTCGGCCAGAGGACCTCGACCTCGTCCTCCTTGCCGAAGACGAGCGCGTGCCGCGCGCGCATCTTCTCGATCGCGTCGAGCCACGCCCGCTTGTGCGCGTTGAGCGCCTTGCCCGTGCTCGCGTTCGCGCGGTTGTCCACCTTCGCGACGGTGAGCCCCTGCGCCCACCGCTCGACGCCCTGCAACCCCTCCCGGAGGAGGATGCCGCGGGCGTAGTGGTAGTAGTAGATCGCGCCGAGGATGCCGCGTCCGTAGCCGAGTCGCGCCTCCTCGTCGTCGTACACGAGGCGGACGAGTTGCATCGGGTCGATCGGTACCCACTCGCGCTGCGCGATCGACCAGAGCTCGGTCCTGACGTGGAGCGCCTTCGTTCCGTCCTCGCGCGGGAGTTGCATCGGGACGAACTGCACGCGGCGCCGGTCGATCTCCTTGATCCCGGTCGGAACCCACCACGGGAGGATCGGCTGGCCGGGGAGGAGCGCCTTCCAGACGCGCTTCCCTTCGACGAACCCGTACCACCTGCCGAGCATGACGTGCTTCGACGCGGCGTAGCGGACGGCGGGGAAGTTCCCGAGGTAGGTCAGCGCGCGCTCGAACGTGTCCGCGAGCCGAGCATCGAGCGGCGTCGGACCGCCCGGCTCGATGATCGGGTCCTGCGTCGCGACGACGTGGAGCCGCTGCTCGATCGCGTGCTTGATGACCGGGTCGCGCTGCATCTTCTCCCAGATCTCGGGGTCGTTCGAGAGGCCCCAGTCCGGGTCCGGGATCCAGGTCCCGAGCTGCCACGCCGCAGAGAGCGCGTAGACGTACTGCCGGGAGTTCGGGGATCGGTTGATGAGAGGGATGGTCACGCGCGGGGGAGGCTACCCCTACCCGTCGCGGTCCGCAAGGGGTCGGCTACCAGACCGGGGGCACGCGCACCAGCGTCTCGGCGCGCCAGTCGTGGTCCTCGGAGTCCTCCGGCTCGTCGTCGGGAGGAGGCTTCGGCTCCTCGACGAGCGGCGCTGGCGCGGAGAGGACGGACACCGCGAGCGCGAGCGCGTCGCCGTGGTCGGGGGACCGTCCGATCCGATCCTTGATCTTCTCCTTCGGCTCGAGGGCGATCCGGCCGTCGGACTTCTGCTCGTACTTCGGGGCGCAGAGGTCCGAGCGCAGGATGTCCAGCGTGTCCGCGTCGAGGCCCGCGAGCGACGCGCCTCCGCGGAGCCATTCGCGCAGGCCCCACCAGAGTTCCATCCGCCGGTTCGTGAAGCGCTCCTCGTTGCGCCAGTCGCGCGGCGACGAGCCGAAGTTCACCGCGTCCACGCCCCAGCCCTGTTCGTGCAGCCGGTCCACCACCCCGCCGCCGAGGCCCGTGTCATCGACCGCGATCCGCCATGCGCTGTCGAGCCACAGCCCGGACTCCCGCGCGAGAGCGATCAGGCGGCCGGCGGTCTTCATGGTGTCCTGCCCGGCCCACGACTCGGCGTGGAGGACGCAGCCACGGCGGACGACGTAGATCACGGTCTCGTCGGTCCCGAAGCGGGCCACGTCGCAGCCGATCGCCGGGAGGTCATCCGCGACGGGCTCCGGCGCGATGGCGGCAATCGCGCGCTCCACGTCGGCGATACTGATGAGCGTGTCCACGGACGAGGTCGGGAAGAGGCCGAGGACGCGCGACTGGTAGACCGGCGAATCCTCACCCCACTTCTCCCGCATGTCGTCCACGAACGACCGCTCGACGCCCCACCCGGCCCCCGTCGCGCCCGGCTGCAAGTTTGGGCAGTCGAACGCGCTAATGCGGATGACGCGCCAGTTCTTCGACTTGCAGTTGCGCTCGAAGTCGGTTCCGACGTTCACGGGGTTCGCGATGGCGAGCACGCGCGACGTGCTTTCTGTCAGTAGGCCGTCAATCGCGTTCCACACGGCGCGGTCAATACCGTCCGCCTCGTCGATTACGGTGAGCATGTTCGGCGAGTGGTAGCCCTGAAACTTCGTCGCGTTGTCCGACCCCTTGTCGGCTGTTGTCGCGAAACCGAGCGCAAACCAATCCGGCTCGATCTTCCACGACATACCGTACACGCGCCCTAAGTCGAGAGTACCTCCGAGGCGCCTCTCCATCGCGGCGTGCATGGCGTTGATCTCGCCCCATAGGAGCGTCTCGACCGCGCGCTGCGTCGGCGCCGTGGTAATGACCTTCGACGGCTGGTAACAGACGATCTGGTGGATCACAGCGACCGCGGCGACCTTTGTCTTGCCGCTCGCGTGGCAGGACGGGACGGCTACGCGGCGGTGCGAGCGGAGTGCGCGGAGGATCTCAACCTGCTTCGACCACAGGTCCACACCGAGCATCTCCCGCGCGAACACCTCCGGCCTCGCCCGCCACTCGACGATCTTGCGCGCGAGCTCGCCGAACACTACTCGGCCGGCGGGGCGTCGGCCTTCGCCGCCTCCGCCTCGACATCGACGTGCTTCAGCGCGCGGAGCGCGGCACCGAGAGAGACGTTCCCGTTGGCCTGCGCCTGCGCGTTGACCTGGGTGTTGACCTGGACGGCGGCAGCGGACTGCGACGCTCCACGCTGGGCCACGGCGCCAACCATCTCGAGGATTTCACGGGAGGCGGCGAGCCGCGTTCGCGCGGCCTGCGCGTCGATGACGACTTCCTCCTCGTCGCCGCGAATGAGGACCTTGCCCATCCCGAAGTTGCCGTCAGCGATGGACACGATCGCATCGAACGCTCGAGGTGCGACCTCGGCCGCCCGCCGCTTCACCTTCGCGGAAGCGAACTCCGTCTCGAATGCTCCCATGCGGAGGTAGAAGCGCGCGAGGGTGCGCTGAACGGCATTCACCGGAACACGCTTGGCGCCGCGGTATCGCGACAATCCGTACCGCTTGTTCCGGCATACCCTCTCCCACGCGGCGTATTCATCCTCTCCGCGCTTCATTCGAGCGTCGAGGTCGCGGAGCCGGAGGTAGTCGATTGCCCGAGGTGTGCTTCCGCGGGCGCCCGTGCGCGGGGGGGCGAGGGACATGGTCCCGGAGTCCACCGGGAGCGCCGCGGGCACAGGCCCCTACACGAGCGCCCCTCGCGGGGCGGGCTGGTGGCCGGAGCGATCGGGCGTCATCGCGGGGGACCCTACCACGCCGCCTCGGTGGTGTCAACCCCGCGTTTCCGGATCGCGTCCTGGATCGCGGCGAGGTGTTCAGCCGCGCGGCCGCTCGGTGGGGCGGCGACGACCTCGCAGACGGAGCAGGGCAGCGGCCCGCCGTGGCGCGGGCAGGGTGTCGTTCGGCCGTTGCCGTTGGCCGAAAGCGCGCGAGCCGGGGGCGCACCAACGACCCCAGGCGGCTCGCGCGCGCTTTCTGTTATCTGATGAAGCTCTCTAGGGGGGGGGATAGAGCCTGCAAACGGGCCAGTTTTCTCCGCCAACGGGCCAGTGCTGGCACCATACGGTGCCAGTGCGTCGGTTGGCGGTTGGCACCGTATGGTGCCAGTCTCGGGGGGGGCGTAGCGGAGGGGAGCGGCGGGTCGGCGGAAGGGGAAGGAGCGTT